ATTATGTAGATTCCTTTAATTTAATATATTGGATTTTATATACAAATGGAGTAGATGTTAATTATAGATTTGGATTAGATTACTTGCTTTCTTCTACAACATTTGATACAATATTTAATAAAGGATACAAATATGAAACTATGAAGGAAGAATTTAGACAAGGAGATATATTATTCTTTAATAAAAATGATTCTTTTATAGGTTTATACTTAGGAGACAATCAATTCTTTTCAATTTTAGGAGGGTTTCCTAAAGATGACACACATCCTAAAATTTTTTCACTTGATGATTATTGGGATAAATTTAATGGTAGAGTGTTAAGAGTAAAAATAAAAGATTACTTAGAAGAAGATACAGAAGAAGGTGAGTAGTAGTGGTAGTACGATTACAATCGTCATTAGGAAGTAATGTTAAGCAAGTAGATGCTGATGATTTTAATATAAATAATTTATACTTAGCTAAAATAACTAAAGTAAATTATAAATATCAAACAGTGGAATTTCAAACTAAAAATACGTATGCAGGTCAAGTTAAAGGTTCAGATGGTAAATATTCAGCACCTATACCAAAAAGTTTTATCGGTAAAACACCTGAAGGGGTTTATTTTGGTGAAGTACCACTTATTACTCCAGGTTCTACAGCTCTTGTAGGATTTATTAATGGAGAAGGTAGTAGACCTATAGTACTAAATGTATATGGTGATTCAGATGTTAATAAACTCATAACACCCACACCTATAGATAGTGGAGATTTTTCTAATGAGGATATTTTTAGATATGGTAGTGCTATGTATAAATTATACCCATCATTAACATATGATTTTATAGATGGTGAAGGTACTGTAATAAAAACATTTAACGGTAAGTCTTTCTTTACAATAAATTCTAATGAAGATGAGCAAGAACAAGCAACAGACTTCTACACAGGAACCAGTTATGGTGATTTATATCCATCACATGATAGAAGAGGAGACTTAGTAGAACCACGAAATCAAAGAGCACCTAAAATGCTATTTAAACATCAAGGAGATATAGGAGAAGATAATCACATTACTACCATATTTATTGGTGAAGATGGTACTTATCGTTTATCTAATATGGATACTGAAAAACAAAAGAGAACAACTCAAGAGATTTCTAATAATAATTATAGAGTAAAACATGAAGGGGATTCTTTACTACTTGATGAAGGTCAAGTTTGGGTAGAGTATGGTATTGATTCTGAAACTAATTCATTTTATATAAAAAATGATAATAATAAATTTGAATTTACAGATAAAGGTATTCTAGTAAATGAGAGACCTATTTTAGATGCTTTAGATGATAGTATACAAAATTCATCAAAAGAGTTGGAAGAAATAAAAAAACAAATAGAAGATATAGATAATATGCTTTCAACAGTAGGTAAAGAAAATATAGAAGAGCTCATAAGAGATACTAAAAATGCGATAGAAGTATCTAAAAAAGCTACAGATGATGTTAATCTTATGAATAGTAGAATAAGTGAAGTAAGTTCAAGAGCAGAAGGTATTATAAGTCAATTCCAAGATTTCAGAGATAAAACATATAAAGAATTTTATGAAGATGCTTCAAAAGTTATTAATTCGTATAACCAAGAATTTGAACCTTTAAAAAATGATGTTACTACTATAAAGAATAAAATAAACTCTTATGATACAAATGATTTACCTGATATATATGAAAGACTTAATACAATAGAGAGTAAATCATTTAACACAGGTAGCTCAAAAGAGGCTAGTCATGAGGAACGTATTAATAACTTAGAGAATAATTATACTACAATAAATAGTACTGTAGATTATATTGATAAATTATCGAGAAGTTTAAATGATAAGAAAATACCTAGTTTAGAGGACAGAATATACACTTTAGAAAAAGGTAGCAATAATTCATCAAATGCTATATCCTTTTTTAACTCCTTAGGTTACGAAGGTAGCATTAATGAATTGCTAGGTTTCATAGAAAATGATAAACTTATAAGTAAAGACGTTGGTATAGAATTTAAAAGAAACTCAACGGAATCATACAAAGGTAGAGACTATGGAGTAGATGAGCCTATATATGATTTAAACGGGTTACTTATTAGAAATACAAAATCTGAAACAGCTACTATTAAATTAGATAAATATATTAATACCGAAGCTACTTGTTATTTTACTTTTGAATCTTCAAATAGAAGAATGTCTAGACAAGTGTTGTTAGAGATGTCTACATTAAAATTTGGTATAGATGAAGATTTTAACTTTTATGTAGATGTAAATGGTAAAACATTTACATATAATACAAGTTGGAATCCAGCGTCTTGGAAAAGTTATGATATTGTGTTAAAATGGTCTAATAATAGTAACACTGTAACTTTATTTGTTAACAATAGTAATTCTGGATTCTTAGACTTTGGAGGGTATAAAATGCCTGATACAAAAGAAATAAAGTTGAATACTGAATTTGATGGTGCAGTAAAAGAAATATATGTGTATGATAAGTATATTAAAGATAGATACATTTAAAGGAGGTTGAAGGGAACACAATGGCTGATAAATATAGTTCTATGACAGAGTTATTTAAAAATGAAGTAGAAGGTACTGATTACGAGGTTATTACTGAAGACAATGATAGTAAGGTACTCTTAACAAGTATACATGGTGGAGGTATTGAAGTAGGGTCTACTGAATTAGTAGAGGCAATAAGAGAACTAGGAAATTATAATATCTATGAGTTCAAAGGATTAAAAAGTAGTAATAATTCTAGCTTACATGTTACATCCACTAATTATGATGCTCCTCAATTACTAGAACTTATAAAAGAAACAGATTATGCAGTTTCTATACATGGAGCATCAGGAGAAGAACCTATTTGTTATATGGGTGGTAATGATGTTAAGTTGAGAAATGCTATATGGTCTGCTTTAGAGGATATAGGTATTAAAGTACAAATATCCCCACCTAATATTATAGGTGAGAATGATGATAATATTACAAATAGAACACGTAAATCTAAAGGTGTTCAACTAGAGCTAACAACAGCTTTAAGACAATCCTTTTTTAAAGATGGGGATAGTAGAAGATTCAAAAGAGAAAATAAAGATAACTGGACTGACATAATAAAGAACATGGCAAAAGCTATACATGATACAGTTCAAGAAAGTATTAAATACGATAGTAATAATGTTACAACAAAATATAAAGTTAATTTATAAGGCGGTTTTATACCGTCTTTTTTATTATGATGCTATATTAAAATTGATAAAGATATTGCAGAAAAGATACATATGTGGTATAATAGTAAATATATAGAAGGAAGTGAATAAATATGCCACAAGCAGACGGTAAAAATGATTTAAAAAGAGTTGTTTTACATTTACCTTCAGAAGGAGATAAAGGTTGGTATAGATTTAAAGTTAACCCTGAAAATTATTCTATTGAAATGCCTCAACGTACGAGTGTAATAAAAACTAAATCTGATATTATTATAGAAGATTATGGTAAAGATATAGAGGTTATTAATTTTTCAGGTACTACAGGATTTAAACCAATAATGGAAAATGGTGTAAAAAGAAACGGTAAAGATAAAATAGAAGAATTAGAACATATTATAACTAAATATGCAAAAGGTGCTGGAGATGGTAATCAGCAAAGTAATACTATGTTCTTTTATAATATGACAGATGGTAGATATTATAAAGTACACTTAGCACCACAGGGATTAAAAATTACTCGTTCTAAAGATGAACCTTTATTATTTAGATATGATATTACTTTAATGGTGTTAGGAGACGCTTTTGAGCCAGATAGAAATTCCATTGCCGACCCTGAGTTAGGGAATAAATCTATAAGTTCTGAAAAGAGTTTACAAGATAAATTAAACAACTTATACCCACCAGCTAAAAAATCTAGAGATATTAACAACAACACTAAAGACAACAATGACTCTACTAAAAGATTACCTCAAACTCAAACAGATACTAAACCTAAAACATATTCACCTACAGCAAATGGTAACAGAATATATAATCCTAGAAATTCAACAAATGGATTAAAAGGAAATGTGAGTAATATGGCTATGATTATAGGTTATGGAAATGGTGGTGTAGATGCTTAATGAGACATGAAATCTATCAGACAGCTAGTTTATTAAGATTTTTAAATAATATAAATTTAAACAGTACAAATATACAATACAATTTGTTAGACGAGAATATAGGATTTGTCTCAAGATATTATACACCTAATATACAATTAAGTGAACTAGCACAAAGAGTTTTAAATGATATTCAGCATAATAATATTAAAACAGCAGAAAAAGATTTAAATAAAAATTCTATTGTAAATAAGGTAGATAAAACGATGCTAGAAGTACAAGCACCAAGAATTTATTTTATTTTACAAACTATAATTATGGAATCTTATGCTATTGTTAATTGTTTTGTTGAGAATATAGATTCTATAGTATATTTAACAGAAAGAGATGTTAAGATAGCTAGAGAAAATTTAAATTATGTAGCAGATTATTTAAGTGACTATGAAGAATATAGTAGTATTGTAACAGATTTAAGAGAATTAGATATTTGCTTTGGGTATATAGAGTTACAGCTACCTTTAATTAAGAAGGAGCGTGGATATTAATGAGATTTAAAAAACATGAAGTTAGGTATAATGATACTATGCAAGCAATATCACAAAGGTACTATGGAAGTCCAGAGTATTGGATAGATTTAATTGAACATAATAATTTAAAGTATCCTTATATTGTAGACGACCACATTTTAAAAAAAGATAATCCTGAGCATTTAGTAACTACAGGAGATTATATTATTATACCTGAATACTCTTACTTAACTAATGCTACACTAAAAGAGATAAACAAAAAAGATAAAGATATTTTAGTAGAGATGGCTTTAGGTAGTGACTTAAATGTAACTTCTAATGAAGATTTCTTTAATAAACATGGTACAAGTGATGAGATACTTAATTTTACAGAAAATAACAAAGGTGATTTAAGTACAGTTGTAGGTATAGACAATATTAAACAGCAATTGCAAACAAGATTACTTACACCTAAAGGTTCTTTAATTTTACATCCAAACTATGGTTCAGATATACATGAATTATTTGATAGAAATATACCAGAAACAGCAGTACTTATTGAATTAGAAATAATAAGAACCTTATTATCAGATAGTAGGGTTAAAAATGTTAATACTATAGATTGGACTTTGAAAGGTAAATACTTTTGGGGTAAGTTTTCTGTAGAGATTGAATCTGTAGAGGAATCAATAACATTTGTATTACAATCTGATGAGACAGGTATATTTGCAAGGTTTGAATAGGAGAGGTATATAAATGAAAACAAGAAAGCTAACAGATATATTATCTAGAATGATAGATAAGACAATGATTGCAACAAGTAAAGTATCAGATTTTACTCCAGGTTCAGCAGTACGTTCATTGTTAGAGGCTATCGCTCTTGAATTAGAACAATATTATATATTAACAAAAGAAAATATTGAGTGGGGTATAGAAGAAGGGATAGTAGAAGCTTTTGATTTCACAAAAAGACGTGAAAGAAGAGCATATGGTGATGTGACTATTAGATTTTATAATCCATTAGAAGAAACTATGTATATTCCCAGAGGAACTACTTTTACTTCTACACGACAGCAATATACACAACAATTTGAAACTTTAGTCGATTACTATGTAACAGAAGGTTCAACAGAAGCTAAAGTAGAAGTATATGCTAAAGAGGCTGGAATTATAGGAAACGTTCCAGAAGACACGATTAATGTTATGACATCTTCTTCAACTTTGATTAAATCAGTTAATAATGATTTATCTTTCTCTACAGGTAGAGATGAGGAAAGTCAAGAAGAATTAAAAAGAAGATTCCATATGTTTGTTGAGAGTAGAGGTAGAGCTACTAATAAATCAATTAGATACGGAGCTATGAAAGTACCTGACGTTAAAGGTGTTTATGTATACGAACAAGTAGGATTAGTAACAGTTTATGCTCATGATAATAATGGTACATTACCTAATAATTTAATAAGTGATATTGAAGAAGCTTTGGAAGATTATAGACCTAGCGGAATTATGTTACGAGTTAGACCGACTGTAAAAACAGATGTAGATGTTGATGTTAGAGTAGTCATAACAAATAAAGCTAGAATAGGTGAAACATTACAAAGACATATCGAAAGTGTTATTAGAAGTTACTTAAATGACTTTAATGTATCGGATGATTTAATATTGGCTGATTTAACTCAAGTAATTATGAATATAGATGATTCTTTAATATATGATATTCAATTTAATAGTATTATGGGTAATATCGAAACACAACCAGAAGAGATTATTCGAGCTGGTAAGATAAATGTAACATTAGTATAGAAAGGAGGTAAAAATTTTGAGTAGCTTTTTGAAAAACTTACACCCATTATTAAGAAGAAAAAAAGATAAAAATCTTAATGAAGATATAAACTATATACTACTAAACACTTTAAATGAAGAGTTAAATACGGTAGAGAGAGACACGATTGAGAGTAAATTACAATCTTCTTTAAAAAGTGCTACAGGAACGTATTTAGATAAATTTGGAGATTGGTTTGGTGTATATCGTAAAGTAGATGAGGAAGATGATAAATATAGACAAAGAATCATTAAATACTTACTTTTAAAAAGAGGTACGAATAATGCTATTATTGAAGGTATTAAGTATTACTTAGATAGAGATGACCTTAATATTAGTATCTATGAACCATTTAAAAACATTTTTTATACTAATAAATCTGAATTAAATGGTAACGATAAGTTAATGGGTTATTACTATAGATTTGCAGTTATTAATGTCACTATAGGTAATTACTTCCCTTTAGAGATTATAGATATTATAAATGAATTTAAACCCGCTGGAGTTAAGTTATATGTAACCTACGATGGTGGTGCTACTAATAATGGAAGTTTGATATACCAATGGTTAAACGATGATATAAAAGTAGCAATGTATGAAGACATCATTAATTTTTATGGTTATGATGAGCTATTATACGGTCATATTAATTTAGGACTAAGAAAAACAGATAGTCTTAATTATAAATCTGTATTTATTAATAATAAAAGTTTAATCAATAGTGAAGATGTATTAACAGGTTCTTCTAATGTAGGAAGAGTATTTAATAATGTTAGTATTAAGTCTTCATATAATTATACACCACGATATAATTCTTCAGTAGCAAATATAGTTTCAGAATTAAAAAATAAAAGTGAAGAATTAAGTACCGATTTTTATTTACACACTAATGAAAAAAATAATGTTAGTATACCTGTAACATTTAATTCTAATACGGGTATAGAGTATATTTATAATAATTTTAATATAAGAGAGTATTTACTCAAAACAAAACCTGTACTATTAAACAAAACTAAAAGAGAAATATCTGATTATATAGGTCAAGTTGATTTCAAACTAACTTTAAAAGCGCTATTACCTCCAGATGAATATATTAATATTGTTTTACAAATATATGATTTTGATAGAAATAGATGGAACACAATAAATTATAATTCTGTTTCTTTTTATGAAAAGGATTATGATTTTAATATAGGGTATTTAAATGATTATTTAAATGATGATTTGAATATGTTTACTAGAATACAAGTTTATGGTTACGATGATGAAGTAACACTTGACATAAATTATTTAGATATGGTATTTTATCATTATGAAACAGGAGTCTATACAATACATCCTTATACTCCTATTATAAGTATGTATAATGAGTTTTATGATATGTTTTATGTAGAAGCATATAAGGTGTTTAGTCCTACTAATGGAGATATTATATCTAGACCATCATATAAAAAAATACAGTATATAAAAGTAACAGATAATAAGGATACAGATTTAAATCATGAAGAAGTTTACGGTAATTCTAATTACTTAGTTAATGATAAGTCAGTTGACGAGTATATAAAATCTATAGAAAACTATATAAAAATTACTAACTATTCTACTATTGAAGAAGGATATATACATGGAGAAATAAAAGATATAAATAAGGATAATATCATAGAAAAAGTATATAAATTCAATGGAGTTAGAACAGACTTAAAAGATTTTAAAATTGAAATACCATATAATCCTATACCAGATTTATATATTATGATTTCTGAAGATGGTAAATCTTGGGAAAAAGTAGCTAAGATAAATTATTCAAAAGACGAAGAAGTTAATACTACTATAGTTAATAAAGTTGTAGATTTATATGGGCTTAGATTTGTAAATTACTCAGAGTTAACACCAATGTCTGAAGTTATATTAAGTTCAATAAATAATATACTTTTAGAGGATTTAACTGATGCTTCTAAAATTGTAAGTGCAATGCCTAAAAGCTATTTTAATGCATTGTGGACTGACATAGACACTGAATATTCTGTAAAAATGGATACTTTAAAAGTTATTAATGACACAGATAATGGTATTATAGATTCATCAAGTGGAGAAATACTTAAATCTACTACATTAGATGTAAAAACATACACTTCATTAGATGATATTAACTACTCTAATCTTAAATACGTAGAAGATTTAAGATTAGGTTCACCTAGAACATTAGATGAATTAGCAAATCATCAATTCACAGATTTAAGTTACTATGTAGATAATAATCCTAAAGTTAATTTCTTTAAAACTGAGATAAGTTTAATACCTGAAGAAAATGTAAATATATTGAGAGACAGTAATATACCTCAACCAGTATCTTATATAAACGGAGCTAAATATGAGTTAGAGCAACCTATTGTAAGCGGACATAAATACAAAGTAACTATTTTAGGAGAATTGTCACCAGAAGTAACAACAGTTAACGTTGTAAATACAAACACAGATATGAGTGAAGTAGTATTCTATCCAGAAGAGATTGACAAATCACAAGGATTATTGGAAAAAGAATTTACAGCTAAAACAACTTCTATCAGAAAAAATGAATCTATAAAAATATATACAGATGCTAATATAAATG